GGGTGGTCACATCGATGCTCTTATTGTCAGAAAGAATCCTAAAGGATATGGTACCAAAGAGGTCATCGAAGGTAATAAACCACCTAAAGGATCAGTTGTAACTGTTCTAGAGGATGTAACTACCACTGGTGGTAGTGCTATGAAGGCAGTTAATGTTTTACGTGGTGCAGGTTACACTGTCAATAAGGTAGTTGCTATCATTGATAGGATGGAAGATCATAAGATCTGGGAACATAATAAGATTGAATTTGTATCCTTATTCACTCTGGAGGACATTATCAATGACTAAGAAAAGAACTCAAAACAAAGAAAATTATTACTACATCTTTTGGATTGTAGCAATGATTGCATTTATTGTCCCTCAAGTTTTTACAGCATATGCATACATGGAAATTCTTGATATACTAGAGACAGGTAAAGTGGAGGTAAAACTTATTAAGTGAGTAATCTCAAGACACCATTACGATATCCCGGTGGTAAGTCTAGAGCAGTTCGTAAAATCAAGAACTTCTTTCCCAATCTTTCAAACTGCAAGGAGTATCGTGAACCATTCCTAGGTGGTGGTTCTGTAGCACTACACATTAGTACTACCTTCCCACATTTGAACATCTGGGTCAATGATTTATACGAACCATTGACAAACTTTTGGCAAATCTTACAGAAACAAGGCGATGAAATTGCGACCAAACTCAAAGATATCAAAACAAACACCTCCGACTTCAGAGTACTCTTCGAGGATAGCAAGTCTATTCTACATGATAGAGGACTTACCGATCTCGAACGTGCTATTGCTTTCTATATCGTCAATAAGTGTAGTTTCAGTGGTCTTACTGAGTCTTCTTCTTTTTCAGAGCAAGCATCAAGACAAAACTTCACAGTGCGAGGTATTACCAAACTTCCCCAGTACAGTAGAGTCATTCAAAGATGGACGATTACAAATGACGACTACGAGATCTTACTAACAGATCTTTGTAATGCATTTTTATATCTTGATCCACCATATGAGATAGATTCAAACTTATATGGTAAGAAAGGTGATATGCATGAAGGTTTTGATCATGATAAGTTTGCAGAAAAATGTGATAATAGAGTTGCAAAGATGCTTATATCTTACAATTCATCACAACTCATCAAGGACAGGTTCAATAGTTGGTCAGCATCTGAGTATTCTCATACCTATACTATGAGATCTGTTGGTGATTATATGTCCAAACAAAAACAAAGAAAGGAATTATTACTTTTTAATTACAACAAAGAACCAAAAATACAATTCTCATTTGGGGGTTGCTATAACTATGATAAACTCAACTCATCAGGAATGACATGAACCCAGAAGAAGAGAATCCATTTTGGGGCGAACCCACTCCTACTGATTTGTGGGATGATATGAAGAAACTGAATGATTGTTATGAGAAACTTGGATGGACTCATTTCGATTTTCTAGAGATTGCTATTGAAGGTAATCATGTTACAATAAGGAACAAGTCAAAGGAAGGTAGATGAAACCCGAACTGAAGGATTGGTTGAACTCAATCAACTACAAAAAGAATAATTTGTTTGACGATCCAGAGGTTACTGACTCAATGTATCCTGCATTTATAGTCAACAGATGCATGGCAGGTCACATGGATGCTGTACTATATGCCAATGAGATGAATATATACAATTCTTTAGATAAGAGACTACAGTACGACTTTTTACTAAATATTTTACGATCTCGGAAAAGATTCTCTCCTTGGATTAGAAAGGAAGAATTGGACAATCTTGAACTAATCAAGAAATACTATCGCTACAGTGATGAAAAGGCAAAGCAAGTCCTCACCATACTTACCGAAGATCAGTTGAAATTCATTAGAAAAAAACTTGACACTGGAGGATTGAGATGAGCGTGGTGATTGAACCAGAATACGACTGGTCGCCAAATAAAATGATCGAGGTTGCACTTGCAGAACCTGATGATTTTTTGAAGGTAAGAGAAACACTAACAAGAATTGGGGTAGCATCCCGTAAAGAGAAGAAGTTATATCAAAGTTGTCATATATTACACAAACAAGGTAAGTATTTTATAGTTCACTTCAAGGAACTTTTTGCTTTAGATGGTAAAAAGGCAAATCTAAGCATCAATGACTTTCAAAGAAGAAATAGAATTGTACAATTACTAGCAGATTGGGGTCTGGTCAACGTATTATCATCAGACTTAGTAAATGATATAGCACCACTCAATCAGATAAAGGTAATATCATACAAGGAAAAAGGAGATTGGAAATTAGAAACGAAATATAATATCGGTAAAAGAAAAACTACTGAATCTTCTGAATAGAATGAGCATGTAAGATATCTTCTTGCTCGTACACTTTATCAGTAAATGGCGTGATTACTTTGTAGTCACGCTTATTTTGTCCACATTTTTTTCTGCATAGTGGATCTTTGAAAGTCTTTATAGTATCCCAGTAAGTTTTCCATTCTTTAGAATGTAATAGATCATGTAAACTATCATAGTCACGTATATTGGGAACAGTCTGGGTGTTCTCATAGTGTGCTGCCATCCAACAACATGGGAATACGTTACCTCTTGCTGTAATAAAGAGTCTTTTTCTTTCAAGACATATTGGTATAACCTTACTGAAGAATCTTCTTCCTATTTTGTGAGTGCCGACACCTCGTTCAGCGTTTCTATTAGAATATATTGTATAGAAATGTTTGAATCCCATATCTTCTGCCATCTCCATAGCGGTGTCTCGTTGGTTCTCATTCCAGTTGAACTGAACCATAGACCAAACTGCCCATCCACCGGCATTTATGAGTGCTGTAGCGTTTTCTAGAGTCTTTTCCCACACACAGTTGACTCTATAATATTCATATGTCTCTTTATCTGCACCATCAAGAGCAAATAATACGGGATTATCTCCCATATGTTTTGCTAATTCTGTCCAGTATGATGGTTTATGTGCTGATCCATTTGTAAAAAGTCTTACTTTTATATCATTTTCTACTAAGTGATCTAAAATAGGGAACAAATGTCTATTAGCAGTGGCATCTCCATAGTTTCCACACATCTCTAGTGATTTTATATCGGACTTTGTTATCTTTTTGATATCATCTACTGTCAAATCTGTACTGATAACCCTACCTTTTTCATTCCTAGAACAAAAAAGACAAGCAGCATTACACTTATCGGTCAAATCTATCTGGATATCCGTCCATATGACTTCGGATTCCACCATATACAAAAAAAGTACTTCTATTATAATTATCTATGTCGCCTTCGGGGACATTATTCACAGACGCTTAGAGAGGTCACTATGTTTGACAACGGAATAACTCTGACTGTTGGAGATACCCAAGAGTATCTCAATAAGATCAGAAGAAACATGATCGGATTTGACGATTGGATCAGCGATTTCGATCAACACTTCAAAAATTCTAACTATCCACCTTATAATACTATAAAGATATCAAACCATGAGTATAAGGTAGAGGTAGCACTAGCAGGATTCAAGAAAGATGAACTAAAAGTTTACACACAAGAGGGTAAACTGATCATCGAGGGTAAGAAGACTGAGAAAGAGGGCACTGACTACATGCATCGTGGTCTTGCACAGAGATCTTTCAGTAGATCATGGGCAGTACCTGATGATTTAGAGGTCAAGAACGTAAACTTTGAGGATGGATTACTTCTTATTGACATAGAAAGAATCATTCCAGAGCATAGGCAACGTAAGGAGTGGCTCTAAATACCTAAAAAGCAATTAGGTCGTGTTCAATAGGGTAAGAAAACACATTTCAGCGTCAGATCTTCGTCGATTGAACGAGGGTCTGACTTTGAAGTTTAGAGATAAATTAAATCCAGTATTTTGGGGTCCATCTGGTCTAAAATCCATAGTCAGAGAGAAATTAATGGACTTTGGAAAGGCATTTGCAGACTATGCAGAGATACCAGAGGCAGGAATCGTAGATATTTTGATGTTGGGAGGTAATGCAGGGTATAATTACACCAAATATTCTGACATTGATGTGCATTTAGTGGTAGATCCTAAGTATGTGCCTGATTGTGACCCAGAATTGATAGATGATTACTACATGGATAAGAAAACTCTATGGGAGTTGACTCATGATATAAAAATCTATGGTGTACAGGCAGAACCATACATTGAGAGACCCGGAATCACTAGAAAGAAGAGTCAGGGTGTCTACAGTCTACTAAAAAACAGGTTTATACAGGAACCACAGCGATTTGATGGTGAACTAGACGAAAGGGAACTAGAAAAGAAGACAAATAACATCAAAGGTAAGATAGACAGACTTGTGGATAGTGACAATGGTGTCGGATTACGTGCTATAATGAAGAAACTAAGAGCAGCAAGGCAGGCATCACTCGATTCCTTTGGAGAATATGGATTTGAGAACCTTGTGTTCAAAGAACTAAGAAATAGTGGTTACATTGACAAAGTAAGGGATACCGTGCTAAAATTAAACTCAAGAAACCTATCCTTGACATGATACAAATATTATTATTGAAGAATCACACTGTTCTAATCGCTAGAATAGAGGAAGTTGGTTCTGAAATGGGTGAACCCGACTGCAAACTCATAGAACCATATGAATTGAAGCAAGAGAATGGTGAGAATTTCTTGACATCATGGCCAAGTTTTACAACACAGAAAGAATTGATGATTCATTCTGATAGTATACTAACTATGGTGCAACCTGATAAGGATCAACTCGATAAGTACCAAACACTTACAGCAAAACCTAGCATTACTGTAAAATGAGATATTACACCAACGTTCAGATGGTCGGCAACGACTTTCTGGTTCGTGGGTATGAGAATGGTAAGTCATTTACATCAAGAGATGATTTTCAACCCACTTTGTTTGTCCCCAGTAA